TCAAGGCCGGGAATTGCGCCGGGCGTGTAGTTCGCGCCGAGTTGGCCGGGCATGAACATATCGCCAGCCGCACTTGTAGCCCCACCAGCAGCAGAGCCACCAGGCGCACCGATCAGGCCCACGGCGTTGCCGGTCACCAGCGCGGTGCCGGCGGCGATGGCCAGTTTGGCGAACTTCTCGAGGCCACTTTCTTGCCCGAGGTCGCTGGCGAACTGGCCGGTACCAATGACGTTGCCGGCCGGATCGACGCGGGTGTAGGGGGTGTTGGCGTAGCGGGTGGAATCGCCGGGGCCCAGGTTGTTGTACACCCGGAACTCGGTGACCGGGCCGGCCACGTAATCGCCGGCGCTGGCGTCATACCCGCCGTTGTCGTACACAGGGAACGCGAGCTGGCCATTGGGCAGGGTAAAGCTGCCGCCGGTCTCAGACAGCCCGAGGTCCTGCAACTGGTTCGTGTACATGCCGCTGATGCCAGCGTAGGCCGGGCCTGACGGCGCGGGAGCGGGAGCGGGAGCGGGAGCGGGAGCGGGAGCGGGAGCGGGAGGCGCCGCAGCACCGAACCCGGACATCCCCGGCCGGCTCTGCATGTACGCGAGGTCTTGCGCCGACAACCCGTATTGCTGCTGCAGCGCAGCAGGCGTCAGGCCGGAGTCACGCAGCCCGTAGCTGAAGCCCGAGTAGTCCCCGGATGCCTCTGCCTTTTTCCACGCGTCCATCAAAGCATCAGCCACGGCCCACCTTCACTTTCAGAACAGGTTTCATCATTGTGCCTCAAGCCACGTCATTTGGAAACACATACGTCACCTCTGCGGTAGCGGACGCAATATCCGGGACCGGCGCCGAAGCAGCGATTGCCGCCAATACAGTGTTGGTACTGTCAGAACTCCACATCAGTTCAACGTAGTCATCCGCCTCCAACGAAGCGAGGTAGTTCACGGCAACAACTTTCTCGTCGTTGGTTCCACTGATGACCTGCTTAACCGCAGAGTGTGGCAAGTTCGTGGTGCCATTGATCCTGAGCCAGAAATACGTGCTGTGCGCAGCGCCCCCAGTGTTGTCCAACTGCGCGCTGAAATGAAAGGAGTAGACCCCCGGGCGTGTCACGGTCAAACGAGAATTGCTCGCAACACTGATGCCGAAGGCTTCACCTGTGGAGTTAAACTTTACCGGATACGCGGTATTGGCCACAGCAATTGTCTGCGTCGTGGTGTCGTAAAACGCCCCGTAGTGGTTGAACCCCAACAGCAGCTGCTGCAGCCCAGAGTCGATTTGGTTGAAGTACAGCCGCAGAGCGTTGAGCAGCTGGTTCAAATGCGCCTGCTGCGTCGGGGTGTAGACCGTGCCGGGCAGCGGCAGGTTGGGCGCTTTCGGATTGCGAATCTGCCCCATGTCACCTCCGTCCGTCGGCTTTGACGTCGATCCGGGGAGCGCCCAGCTGCCACTGGACCCCCAAGTCCGTAGACGCCACGCGCATCACCATCTGCCGACCGCGCACCCGGATGTTGACCTGTCCTGTGAATGCCTCCACGGGAATAGTCGCCGTGCGCGTCACGGTGCGGGAGCTCTGCCCACCAACCGACAGCGGATCGTTGTACCCGGAACCAGAGTTCTGCAGGGGCTTGAGCGTCATGATGACAGACGGCGAAGCCGCCGAGGACCCCCGGAACGTCACGTCAGGCAGCACACGCCAGACGAACCCGAAGCGGTCTCCGTCGTCGATGTCGAACTCCGCCGACTCGATGTAAGCCTCAATGGCCACTGGCGTGCCGGTCGACACATCGTCCGTGCCGATCTCGTGGTAGAGCAGGTTGCTGTTGGTCGGATCGGCTGCGATGGGGTACTGGCCAAACACCGAGTCGACCCACGCAGTGCGCGTCAGAGTGCCGTAGTACCACCCGTTTTCGACGTAGTTGTAGACCACGTAGCGGTCGACCGTGCTGCTGTCCGCCGAGCAATAGAACCACCACACCTCATTAAAGGCTTCAACGGTGCCCGAAAAAATCTGGTCATTCTGGGAAGCGTTGATGCCCCCAAACACGTACTGGCGCAGGTCACAGTTGAGCGTCTGCACCCGGCCGTCATACATGTAGAACTTGTCGATGCCCATCCAGTACACCACGTTGGACGCCGTTGCCGCCGCGCGGTCGCTTGCTATGGAGATGTTGTCCCCAAGAAGCTGCGCTGCCCAGAAGTCAGGGGCCCCAACGTACTGGATCGAATACACCGCCGAATCAGTGATGGTGACAACTTCCTGCCGGGTTTGAATGGCCGCCACAATAACAGACCCCCGCGACAGCCGCAAATCCCCGGCCTGTGACGTTGCTCCCGGAGACCAGTTGGCCACGTCTTCTTGGTCGCTCCAGCGAACCAACATGCCGTCTTGCTGCACGGAGCCGATGGGGTTTGCTCCAAATGCCAAAACAAAGCGGTTGATGTCGGAGACCAAAAGGTAGTTTTGGATGGTAGGCGTGTCAGACGCTCCCGGCAGCGTGCTGATCTCAACTCCCCGAGACCCAAGACCCGAGCTGGCATCCCAATAGTAGATAGCCCCTCCACGAGGGCCAAACACAAGGCTTTCGCCAAAGTTCCCCGCACTCCACACCCGAGTGGCCGTAGTAGACGTGCCACCCACCCCCCAAGTGCCTAACCCCCAAGCGCCGCCGCCCCAGCCGGACAGCGCGCCTTCCACGTCGAGACCCGTATTTATTTGGTATGCGGCTGTAACTGTGGCTCCGCCGCCTCCCGTGACTGTGGACGTGGCGTTGGACGATGCCTCGATCGTGTAGGTGTCAACGTCAATCACTGTGACCTGATACTCGTTGTTGAGCGTCAAACCACCGACGGCCGCTGCGCCGCTGAAGGTCACGAAGTCCCCAGTGATGGCGCCGTGCGCCGTGTCATGCACCGTCACCGTAGCGTCGCCGTTCACCGTATCGAAGGGGTTGTTCAGCACCACCGTGCTGCGAAGCGGCGTAATGTCGTAGTAGCCCCCGCCGTTAGAGATGTAGAACTTGAGGTGTGTCCCGACACCGATAAATATCTCGCCGCCGATAGTAGCCCACTGCACAAGCAGCCGACACACTCCAAGGTAGGTCTCCGCTGAAATACGCTCCCACCCCCCAATCTTCTCAGGCGTGCCTTGGCGAAAGCGAATCTTGTCGCACGAGTACCACTTGCCCTCATTGACGTATCTGGTGTTTTCTCTGTCCACGCCGGGCTTGAGGATGAGCTTTTTCAGGGTCATGTGTCGCCAGCCTTTTTTGGCGGGCGAGTGCCGAACCACCACACGACACACGTCGTGAAGCAGTAGAGCAGCGTCGCCACAATTTGCGCCAGAAGCGTCAGCAGTTCGCCGTTGTCAAACACGTGGCCGCGCGTCTTGAGCATGTCCATGAGCGCCAGGAACATCATCGTGACGATGCCCGTCAGGTAAATTGTCAGGCCCGGACGAAGCGCACCCCGCAAAAAGTCGACAGTGGCCATCATCATCGTGACGGCAGCGCCCACCCAGCCCTTGCGCTTCTGGGCATCGGGTTGCAGGTAGTTCGCCTTGTCGTGTTCGTAGCTCGCCACCAGCGAACGGGACGCGGCTTCTTCTTCCTTCGCCTCTGCTTCGCGGTCGGCAATCGCCATATCAGCGTCGGCACGGATGCGGGCGCGTTCGCTTTCCATCTGCGCCAGAGCAAGGGCGTTCTGGTGGTTCAGTTGAACGATCTGAATGTCACGGTCCCGGTTTTTCAAGTCAAACCAGCGTTGCAGCAAGACGCCGAGCAAGCCGGTTGCCCCGCCTGAAATCACGCCGCTGATAAGGGTTCCGAGGATGGCAAGCATGGTTACTCCAGTAGCAGGGCGCGGGCGTACAGCATCTGCCGGTCAGCCAGTCCGTGGTGCCCGCCGTTGATGCGCCGCGTCAGTTCGGCAAAGTCGCCGGAGTCGGCCCAGCGGTTCAGTTTCTTGACGCGCCAGAACAGCGCAGCCGACAGCGCCGCCCAATCGTCGCGCTCCAGTAGTTCCGGCTGTTGTTCAAAGTCGGGCACGTCCGGGCCCAGCATCTCGCGCAGCTTGATGGTCGTCATAGCGTAGTTCGCCCGCCCGGTGGTCTGAATCAGTCCACGGCCCATGTACCGCTTGCCGTCACCCGGTTCGGTGTTGCCCAATCGCTTCGCAAGCGTGGTGCCGTCATACCGTTTTTGCTGATTGGTCGGCCCCCATATCTCTCGGGTGTAACGCAGCCGCCCGGACTCATGCCCGATCTGTGCCAGAAACGCCGCGCGGCGCCAATGCGTCGTGCAATCCGCAAACTTCAGAGCCCCCGCAAGCGGGCGTGCCCAGCGCTGCGCCGCGCTCGGCCGAACGCCAAACAACGACTGCAGCAACACCGGGTTCATTTGAAAATGCCCGCAAAAAGTTGCGTTTTTGACGCGATCCACGTCATCATTGCGCTCAGCAGCCCGCTCAGCGAAATGGCGGCCCAGAACGCGCCGCGTTCTTGATTGGCCAGCGCCGTGAGCTCCGTGAGCTGTCGGGACATCTGCTCACAATGGAGGTCAAGTTTGGCGACGGTTGCCTTCATTTCGCCAAACTCTTGGGGGTCGATCGCTGTCATGGTGCCCTCTACTACGAGTTTTTGATTCCGTACAGCCGGAACTTGCCGGATTGGATGTTGCCGGACGAAGCAAAAAAACGGACCCCCGTAAGCGCTGAAGTACTGTTGTTTGAAGCGCTGCCAGTCACAGCCTGCATGCCCCCAGCGTTGGTGTTGCACACACCGGTAAAGGTGAAGTTCTTAGCCAAACTTGTGCTTGCGGGCGCGTACACGTAAAAGCAAAAACTGAAAGATGCGGACGCTGCGTTGCTAATCGTAGAGAAGATAGAAATGCGATCGTTGCCGCCGGACACAAGCGCGTTGTACGAACCTGTTGCGCTGACAGGTATGGCTGTATGGTATTGGTAGTTACTTCCCGTATCGTAGGAGCCGCCAACCTTAACCTGCGCGTAAAGCAGAACGTTGTTGGTCTGCACAACCCCAGCAGAACACACAATCATGTACGCGTCGTATGTACTGCTAAAAGCGGTTTCTACATCTACCGTACTGGACCCCGACGCAGTTACCTCAGAGAGAAAAACAACAGCACCAGACGCCGCTGGCGCCGCTGGCGCCGTACTCTGCCACGTCGACCCGTTAGACGTCAGGACATTCCCGCTCGTGCCCGGAGCCACCGCCTGCACCGCGCTCGTGCCGTTGCCCAGCAACACGTTGTTGGCCGTCAAAGACGTCGCCCCGGTTCCTCCCGAAGCCACCGGCAAAGCTGAAGCCAGCGTCAGGGACGACATGTGGCTGGTCGCGTCGATCACGTTCGTGCCGTCACACATCAGCACCATGGACTTGCCGTTGGGCACCGAGATACCCGTACCGCCAGACGTTTTCAGCGTCAGGGCGTAGCCACCGGTGGTGCTGTTCTTGAAGAAATACAGCTTCTCCGCCGTGGGGCAAATGACGTTTCTGGCCGCCGTGAGGGTGCCCGTCATGTCGACGAACATGTTCCGCGCCTCATCCGTGGAGCCGTTGGCAGCGCTCAAGGTGTAGTCCGCGTCCGACATGGCGATCGAGACGTACCCCGCCACGGCGGTGTCCACCAGCTGCGTGATGCCTGTATTGACAGTGGTGCCCCACGTACCGTTGAGCTCGCCCGTTGCGGGGAGCGTCAGGCGCAGGCTTGAGGTGTATGAACTTGGCATATCGGTTCCTTACGTGACGACGGGAGTCCAGTTCGGCGTCTGCGAGTCGTTGATGGGCCCCCACGCGGGGGTCAAGTCCTGCTCCACCAGCAGCGCATCGCCGTCCTCAGTCAACAGGTCCAACCCGGACTCCGTCGTGAGAACGTTCTGCGGAACGGTGTAAATCTGGTTCCACGTCATTCGATCCTCACGAGTGCGGTGGTAGCGCCGGCTGCCGGAAACTGAACGAGAAACGTCTGCGCTGTAGCGGTTTTGTCCGAGCCAAAGTCCAGCACGCACACAGACTTGTTACCGTCTGTTGCATTGTAGATGAGAGCGCCGCGCGCCGTGAAAGTGGCGTTGGGCCAAGAAGCGTTTGCAAATGTGGTGTACGCCGTGGTGCCCGAAGAAGTCGGGGTGACGTTGGTGAGCGTGATGCCGCCGGCCGCGTACCCGGTGCCGGTGATCTCGCCCGTGGTGGTGTAGGCCGTGGTGGTAGGGCCCAACGAAGCTGACGCTTCGTACAGAGCGATCTTGAAAGTATCGCCCGTGCTGGCGGTGAAGTTGTGCACCCCCTGCAGCAGCTCCACCTTGAACGACGTGGTTTGCCCTTGCTGCAGTGCCATCAGACCACCTCAGTACGTAGCTGGCCGGACCTGTAGGCGTCCTGACGAAGTTTGCCGTCACCCAGATTTTTGAGCAACGTGAGCGACTGGACGTATCGGTTTTCGTACATGTCCAGCATCTCCTTGTCCTGCTTCATGTAGGTCGCCGCCTCGAACAGGCAGGCGTTGAGCAGCACAGACTCGAAGTTGTCCCCCAGCCATGTGGTGCCAGCCGTCACGATGGACTCCGGGTAGGCGAAGTAGTGCAGCTCCACAGAGTAGCTGCTGTCTGGCGTCGGGCCCACGATCACCGTGTCCGCGTCGAAAAAAGCGTAGTGCACCGGCGTGCCCTCGGACGTGGGGTTGGGGTAGCACTCGCGGATAAAGTTCACATCCTTGTTCAGCAGGTACGTGTACGTACCTGTACCGCTGATGACCGCCAAAGAGAAGGAGGACAGGAAGTCCGTGGGAAGCGCCAGATACGGGCTGCCGTCCGTCAGGGTGCCTGTCACGTTTTTGCGGAACGCCGGCAGCTGCACGGCGTTGTTGATCCGCTGTTCGGCCAGCCGAATGAGCTCATTCGTCACGCTCGTCTCGAACGTGTTCTCAGAAAAGTCTTCGATGTAGGTGACGAGCTCGGCGTAGTTCATGTCTTACGCCATGGGGCCCCGGGCCGTGACGCCCTTGGTGGCGGCGCCGTTGCCGCGCGTCTTTACCCCGGAGGTCTTGGCTCCGGTCTCAGGATAGCCGGCCGTTTTCGGCACAGGCACCGGCTTGGGCTGGTTGCCCTCGGTCTTCATCTTCATTTCGAGCTCGCTTTCTGGTTCATGGCGCGCGCCAGATTGCGGCCATACTTCTTCATGTCCATGCTCGTCACACCGCCCTTGCGCATGCCGTGCATCTTCTTCTCGTGCGCTTTCACCTCGGTGTCAGCGATTTTCTTGACCTGCTTCTTGTCCATGAGGACCTCCTACGAAATTGAGACTGTCACCGTACCGGTTTCGCCCGTTGCCACCAACGCGTTGGGGGTAAGGCTCGCATCAAACAGACTGCTGCCACCCACCGGTGCCCACCCCCACTGAATCACCCGACTGCCGCCGCCCGGCTCCCCGTTGATGTTGAGCCCTGACGCTGTGTACGTGGTGTCAGGCCGGGGGTCCAAAATCGCCTGCGGGTCGTACACCGGAAACGTGCCAAGTTTAAGCTGCGGCTGGTCTGGCGTCCAGCACTCCGGGCAAGCCAACGTGGACGTCCGGGCGCCACGAACCACCAACCACTTGAGCTGGCGCTTCTTGTACTGGAACCCGCAGACGTCACAGCAGACGAGCGCGTTCGACCCGTTGGCCCACGTGGCGCTCATCCTGAGCTCCCAATATATTGGCGCCGAGGAACCCAAGTCTGCGGAGCCTTCTCGCGGTCCTCGTCGGCGGCCAGCTGGAACTGGCGTTCGTATTCGGCCTGCAGCATGGGCATGCGCGGCGCGAGGTCCGGCACTTTCATGGCAATGTAGTACGCCAGCCCGGCCACCATGGCGTTGTAGAACCGGAACGGCATGTCCTGCGTGTACGTCCCGCCGTCGCCGGCGTTCTGGATGCGCCGCAGGCGCCAGTAGACCAATGAGTAGGTCTGCGCAGTGTCGGGCACCGGCCACAAAGTCACGGTCGGGCCGCTCGCCAGCCGGTTGATGAGAATCTGCAGGGGCCGCGCCTGCGACAGCTTGTTGGGCAGCGTGGCATAGGTCGACACACTGATGCGTGTCATGGCCAAGTCCGTCTGCGTGGCGCTGTTGCCGGCGTTGGTGCGGATGACGTGCTCAAGCAGGTCGATGGTGTCCGTGGGGAGCGAATACGTAGCCGTGCCCGCGACCAGAGCAACCGTACCCTGCTCAATGGTCCACATTGCGATGCCCCGGTTCGTCCACTCAATTGTCAGGAGGTTCATACTGCGCCGCGCAGTGCGGAGATCGTAGCCGGAACGCATCTCCCGACCCGCGCGCTCGAACGCCTCCTCAGCCACTTCGGCGAAGTTCATGTCGAAGTTGGCAACGCCTGATGTGGTCACTTCCGGAACCCCTTCATGGTTTTGGCAAGCCGGGCCCGCTGGCCGAGTTTGCCGGGGGCCTTGGCCGCTGCGTTCAGCTTCGCTGCGGGGATTTTCTGCCCTTTGGGCACGCCAAGCTGCTCATGCAGCGCCCCGGGTTTCTTGATGGCCTTGTTGATCCACCCACCCTCGGCGTACATGTCGACTTCGTTCGGGTCATCCTTGCGGCGGATGACCTTCTTGCCCGGCATTTTGCTGGGCGCGATCGCGCCCATCCCGCGTGAAGCGCGCATGGTGTGCTACCTCAGCACTTCCCGCCGCCGGCCATCTTGATCTGCGTGCCGCGCGTTTTGCCCTTGGTGGCCACACCGTCGGCCGAGCGCACGTAGCCGCCCTTGGCAAACTTCGGCATCTTGCCCTTGCCTTTGGCGTCGTCGCCCTTCTTCATCATGAAGGCGGGCATCTTTTTCATCTTGGCGTCTTTCATTTCGCTTCCTTTCGTGGCCGTTTGGCCGGTTAACAATTCCACGCGCGCAAGCTCTTGTTGATCCTGCTGTTGGGGTCTTTGGCCGTTTTCTCGCTGGTCAACTTCTTCTTCATGCCGGTCATCCGGGCGCAAAAAGAGTCCCGGCGCGAGCCGCCTTCAGGCTGCGGTGCTTTCAACCCCGGCTTGCCCGGGTTCGCCTTGTTGTAGGACGCGCGCCCTTTGGCATTCAGGCCGCCCTCGGGGTCTTTCCCGGCTTTCCGAGTCCATGCGGGAGTTTTTGCCATGTTGGGTCCTTACGAGACCACAGCCAGCAGGCCAGCGAAGAAAGATCGGCGCTTCATCGCTTACTCCTGTGCCCACGGCAGGGTTGCCGCAGTCGCCACGGGTTCTTGCGCTGCCAGCTTCTCAGCCAGCTCAGCCTCCACACCAGCCACGCCGATCTTGCCGGGGGCGTTCAAGCCGGCCTGCACCCATTCAACGGCCTGTTCTTCCGTGACCGTGTTCAGGGCCGTGAAGCTCTTGGCATCAGGCGGCAGCAGGTTGACGCTGTAGCTCACGCTGGCGGTCTTGTCGCCCTCGGTGGCCGTTGCGGTGAAGCCAGAAAAGACGGCTACGTCCTTGAGGTTGTCGATGTCCTGCTTTTGCAGGGAAGTTACTTTCCAAGTGATTTTCATAAGGTTCTCCAGTTAAGAAAGGACGGCCAGCTTGCGGGTATTGCCCTCGCTGTCCTTGATGGTGATGTAGCCAGTGACGGTTTCAGCCGCGATGTCGCGGTGGGCGCCGAAGCGCAGCACGCCGGTGCCCTTGGGGGTGATGGCGAAGTCAATGTTGCTGTCGCTGCCTGCGCCACTGATGGTCACGGCGTTGCCGGTGGCAGAGCCGGTCACTTGGAGGTAGTTCACCGCACTTGCAACATGGCCGACCAACAACTGCAAGCCACCACCAGTCAGAAACTGGTGCGCCCCACTGCCCTTGGTGTAGTAGTTGAAATAGACGTTGGCATCACTTCCACCAACAGCAAAGTTCGGGGTGTTGCCGGTTGCAGCTCCTGTCGCCTGGATGTAGTTCACCGCGCTGGCGATATGTCCTATTTGAAACTGACGGTTGCTGGCTGACCCGCTCGTGCAGAAGTTCCAAACCCCCGATCCCTTCGCAACGAAAAAGCCGTTGACGCCGGAATCGCTGCCCGTCGCATCAACCCGAATTCCACTCCCAGTGGCGGCGCCAGTGAAGTCCCAGTAATTCACGGCACTCGCTACGTGCGACACACGTACCTGCGTGGTAGCGATACTGCCGTTAGTGGCCAGGAGAATCGCGCCAGTCCCCGCAGACACCAAGCCAATATCAGCGTTTGTCGCGCCCGCAACGGCAGTAATCAGCGGGGTGTTGTTTGCATCCAGCCGCAGGTAGTTTCCTGTGCCTCCCACAGTGCCCATCCGCACAACTCGCGCACCGGCAGTGGCGAAGGACAGGCTACCTGCGCCGTCGCTGTACAGACCATTCTGTTCATCGCCAATCTTGACGCTTGGAGCCGCTGCGCTTCCGTCTGTAAAACTGGCTTGGCCCGTTACTCCAAGCACACCGGTAACGCCAACACCGGTAATGTTTGCAAGCAGAATCTGAGTTCCGCCGCTGGAAAGACTGACTGCACTGCCCCGAAGGAATAGCGGCTCAAAGGATGCGGAAAGCGTGTTGTCCACTCCGTCAATGGCCGTTCCAGCCACTGAAGTGAGAACGCGCACGCCTTTGGTGGTGCCTCGCACGCCCAGCAGATAACTTGAGGCGTCAACGCCAGTGACAGTGGTGACACCCAGCCCAGAGGCGCCGCTCACCGTCAGAGCTCCTGTCAGCGCAAAAATGCCCCCCTGCGGGGCGGCGGCGGCCAAGCCGGCGTTCACCATGGCCTGCACCGTGACCTTCTTGGTCGTGGCCGGCGCAGTAGCGTCAACGATGGGGAGTACGTCTGCAGCGGTGTCGACCGATGCCTGCGCAAGCGATGTGAGGGCTGAAATCTTGGGCATGATGCCTACTCCACTTCAATCAGTTCGCTGCTCTCTGTGAGCAGAAAGTCACCGGCCTCAGTGAGCAGGGGCCCGCTCACAAGGCTGCCGTAGGCGATGCTGACGCCTGAGTCCTCGCTGTCGTCGGCAACGACGCCGACCGCAACCCCGGAGGTCACGTACGCGAAGTTCGAGACGCCGGCGCTTCCTACAGGCATATCACCGCCCCGGCATGCCGGCCTGAATCACCGTCATGGCCACAGAGCCACTGCCTGACGCCTGCGAAATCCGGATGGCACGCACCGGAAACGCGTAGTTCCCGTCTTGGCTGGTCGTGGCCCCGGCCACGGAGCTGTGGTCAAACCACGTCGCCGAAGAAGGCGTGAAGCCGTCTGCCAGCGGGTCGTCAAAAGTGTGCTGCACCGTGTACGTCGCCGTACCAGTCACAACCGCACCAAACCCCACGTTGAAGGGGTCCTGATATGTGTCAAGGACGGCCAGCCCCGAGGTCTTGGCGCCGCCGGAAGCGTCACGGGTGTTGAGTGTGATCGGGCGCATCGTCCGGCTCCTCTTCAGGTGCTTCCAAGCGGTTCAGCAGGGCCTGCAGTGTGTCTGCGGCGGCGCGCGACGCCACCATGACGTTGCGTGCGTGCTCTTCCTGCTGCTTCATCTTGGCCATCTCGTCGCGCAGAAACTCTTCAGTGATCTGCATGTCAGGAAGCCTGCGTGAAGGTGATGCCGGCCGCAACACGGCTGAAGCCGTACGCAAACCAGCTGGTGCCATCGCTGATGACCTCCACCATGTCGCCGGCAACAGCCTGCCCATCCACAAAGGAGATGGTGTCATCCGCAGTTCCCGTGTCGCCGGCGACGCCGGCGGCGTTGACCGCCATGCCCTTGATGATGTTGGCGCTCGACGCGGTCACGATCGTGTAGCTGGCGCCGCTGGGTGCCGCAGCCACAATGAACGTGTACGTGAGGCCCAAGGCCGGCGCGGGGAGAGTGGAGACAAACTCCGTGGTGGAGTTCAGGAAGAAAGTGGTGCCGCTTTCCGCCGCCGTGATGGCGTTGGTGGCCGTGACCACCTCAGAAGTAGTTGCTCCCGTGACGGAGCCGACAAAGCCACTGGTCGAAACAACTGGGCCGGAGTAGGTCGTGGTTCCCATGGAACGTCCTCACATGCGAGTTATGGGGCGTCCGTCTGCATGTCGTCTGCTCGGCCAGTCTGACGCCCCGGAAAATCCGAGATGCCTGCTTTGTAACACTACGCGCGGGAGAGGTCAAGCGGTTTTTCATATTTGAAGCTCCAGCCACGCATAACACATAAAAGAAAAGGGCCGAAGCCCTTTTCCCTTTACCGCAAGGGGTAAATCACGAAGCACCCGGACTAGCATACAGGCCCAACGGGTCACTGACACCGAAACTGTAGCGCTCTCTCGCCTTAAACCTTTGGTTTCCGGTGTCGAAGTCTTGGTCCATGGACGTTGCCAGCGGAACGCGTACAAAATGCTTAGCTCCGTTTGGCACATCAGTGGTCAAGAACCACGCGTTGGTATCGGTCAAGAAGTGGTTGACCGCGTAGCCGCCGGAGATGGAGTTCTTCGACTTCAGCGCGTTGATGTCATTGTCGGCCGTTGCGGTACGCAGCGCCGTCACCAGCAGGCGCTCGGCCACGAACATCAGAGCCGGCGGCACGATGAGCTTCTTCGGCTTGGCCGCGATCAGCAGGCCGCGTTCATCCGTCCAACCCGCGATCTGGATGACCGCGTTTTCGAGGGACGTCTCATTCAGGTCAACGCCGGTAGTGGGCCGGTTGCTGTTGGTGCCCCCAGAGATCAGCGGGTGCGCGGTCGAGAACAGAGGCTGGCCGTCGCCGTAGGTCACGGCGGAGCTGAACCCGTTGTTCAGGATGGCGGCGGCTTTCACCTGCTTGGTGTAGGCCATGGCACGGGCCAGCGCCTTGGTGTAGCGCGACGACAGGGAGTCATAGAGGTTGTCCTCCATCGCCTCTTCCGTGATCGAGAAACCCATTGCGATGGTCTCGTGGTTGTAGCGCGCGGTCCATGCTTCCTGCGCGTTGTCATAGGACAGCGCGTTGCCTTCCGGCTTGACCGGGGCAGCAGAGAAGCCCGACAGCTTCGTTTCTTCCTCGAAGGAGCGCTCAGAAGTCTCGGTTTCGTAGATTTCCTTGTGCTCCTCGACGTAATTGGCGTATTCCAGCCCGAACAGCGCGTTCAAACCGGGGAGCAGCTCCTTGAGCAGTTGTGCACGTGAAATTGCCATGATTTCCTCCTTGAGTTACGCCGTGGCGCTGCTGTAGTAGCCGTGGATGAGCAGGTTGACCTTCACCAGAATCTCCGGGTACACCGTGAAGACCACGGTCGAAGATGCCGGGATGGCCGTGACGCCGCCGGGAACCGCAACTGCGGCGTTCATCACTACAGAGGTGTCACCGGCTGCAGCGGCCGTATCCACGAAGGACCCCGTGTTGATGAGCTGACCGTTGGACGCAATGTACCCGACGCTGGTGCCCACAGGGATCGCCTGCGGAGAGCCCGAGCCGGTCAGGGTGATGGTCGCGCCCGAGGAACTGCCGGTAGCCGAGAAGCTGTAGGCGGTGTCAGGAACCACACCCACGCAGCGCACCGGCAGAATCGTCGACACAGGAGTGTCAGACGGCGCCAGAACCGCGTTGGCCGAATCGCCGGTGTTCAGGTTGCCCGTGTTGTTGACCATGGACAGGTTGGTACCCACCATTGCCAGCGCGCCGGAAGCGACCGTGGTGCCCGAAGAGCACACAACCGCCTTGAACACGGTGTCCGGGTCATCACACACAACCGCCGTAGCGTCGCCGGCCAGCGTCGAAGCGGGCCAGTACTGCGAGAAACGCAGCTGCTTGGTGGTCGGGTCCGTGTAAGAACATCCGAGGAAAACGCCGGTCACTTGGTTCACCCCGGTGCCGGTCGAGACCGAAGCACGCGTGATGAAACCACGAGACAGGACAACGAAGTCGCCGTAGAAGATGTCCGTTGCGTAGCCGTATTGGATCGGCAGCGCGCGGGTACCTCCGGCGAACACCTGTGCACCGATCAGATTGATCGGCTTGAGCCCGTACGGGGCTGAGACAGTGGGGTAAGCCATTGAAGCCTCCAGAGAAGTTAAGCACCCTTGCCGAAGGACACTTGCGTCTTCCGCTCATTGAAGAGCGGCATACGGGCGTCACTTTGGCGCATGAAGTTGTTGTCCACCGACTGCATTTGCGCTTGCGCCTGCTGTTGGTAGTAGTCGTTGCGTTGAGCCGCAAACTCGGCCGGCATCTTGCAGAGGATCAGGCCACCGATCTCCACACAGCCCTTGAAGCGTCCGATGCCCGCTCCTTGAACCTGCAGTTCCGGATGGTCCGAAGCCTTCACAGGCTCCCAGCCTTCACGCATCTTTCCAGAAATGTTCGTGGGGTCGGCCACGCCGAGCGTTGCGGTGCGCACCCAACGGAACACGTACCCCTCTTCAGGGTTCGGGTCGGGCAACAGGGTCGGCGGCGTCCAGCTTTTCTTGCGTTCAGCTGCCTTGCGCGTTGCGCGGGGACGACGGGGCTGCACTTGGGCGATCTCAGTGGTCTCATCCATTTGAATTCCTTTCGAGAATGGCGATTTGTTTGGCGTACTCTTGGAGGGGAACACCAAGTTTTTTCGCCAGATTGACCTGCGTCTGCGTCAGCACGATCTTTTTGGGGGCAGTGCTTCGCGTGGCCGGTGCAACCACGTTCGACTTTGAACGCGACACAGAATCGGACGCTTCCGGCTCGAACTCCTCCGGAAAACGCTTGCGGATGCCTGCGTCAAGGCGACGGTAGTACTCGTCGCTCTGGGGATTCAACCCCTCTTCCTCCACGAGTCTTTGGTGCAGCCCAAGGGCGAGGCTCGTCATTTCGCGGTTGGACCCAAACCAAGCGTTTTTGCGTTGCCATGCAACGGCTTTGGGGTCCGCCACCTGCTGAGGTGCGCGTTGGTTGGGTTGTACCTCAACTTTTTCGACCTGTCCAGCACTTTTTTCAGCGCGTTCGACCTCAAACGCCTTGAACTGCGCGGCGTTGAGCTTTTTCTGGGCTTTCACCAGCGCTTCGGAGTCGAACGCCTCGTGCGCTTCACACACTTCACGCTCTGCCGCCGCCAGCTCGGCCTCGACCGACGCCTTGGTGCTCTCCAGCAGGGCCTTGGTGCCCTCGTTCAGGGAGCCTTTCAGGCGCTTGTTCTCTTCCAGAGCCGCCTGAGCCAGCCGCAGCGCTTCCGCGCGCTCGCGCTCGGCCGCTTCTTTTTCGCGGCGCAGGTCGTGCTTGTTCTTGGTGAGCTGCTTGATGCGGGTCTGCACCTTCTCGGTGTAGCCCTTGAGCTCTTCCTCGGTCGGCTCGACGTCTTCGATCGGCTCCTGCCCCCGGTCGGCGGGGGGTGTGTCATCAACGACTTCGACTTCGGCTTCCGCCGGCGCTGCGCCGGCCTTCTTCTTGTCCTCGACCTCGTCGGGGAAAGTGAACTCGGTTTGTTCGACTGCCATTACGCTGCCCTCCCTACGCCACGCGGGTCTTCCACCGTCGCCTCGACGGAGTCGTCCGTGATGATGCGGAACTCACGGCCGTGGATTTTCAGGCGGGTGCCCGAATTCGGCCGCACAATGATGAAGTCACCCTTCTTGCAAGACGCGCCGGACGGGAACCGGGCCTTGTCTTTGTAGCAGTCGGGACCCATCGTCACCACGAAATACACGGGGGTCAGGACTTCCTCCGCGTGCATGGTCTGGCCGGCTTTCACCAAGCCGCTCTCGTAGGTCTCCTCGATCTCGGGCAGCGCACACAGGATGTGGTACGTGGCCGGGACGGGGAGCTGTTTCGCCTTTTGCTCAGGCGTGTCGGGCAACACAGAAACGGGGCCGCCGGGCTCCAACGTTTCCGCAATCAAAAGTTCACTCATCGGCATCCTCTTGGTTTTTCGCAAGGGCTTGTAGTTCTAGCTTCGCGGTAAGAAGCCCTGAAACCTGTCCGCGAATGCGCTGGTAGTCGGCCCAGTCTGGGACTGAACCGGTTGCCAAGTGCTCTTTCAACGTCTCGACCCGGCGGTCGAGCTCCTGTATCACAATCTCAAACGCCTGCATCTGGCTTCTCCGTCACGCCGGACTCGCCGGCCTTGTTCTCGCGGAACTGTTTGGCCAGCTCCAGTGCCGTCTTGCGCGCCGCCTCGCGGTCTTGCGCCTGCAGCTGCAGTTCTTGGGCACGCCCCATGACCCCGGTGCGCAGCGCGGTGACCTCGATGGACTTCTCCTTGAGCTCGGCGTCGGCAATGTCCTTGCGCTCCTTGCGGGCGAGGTCGGCTGCCTTGAGGTCCAACTCCTTCTGCTGCATCTGGATGAGGGGGTCTTGGGCCTGCTGCATCGCCTGCTGCTGCGCAGCCTCGGCGGTGTTTTTCTGCAGCAACTGGCCGGCGGCCTGCGCCACGAGGCGGGACAGGTCGACCTCCACAGACTCCGGCAACTGCTCGTCCGGCGGCGGCAGCGGCACGCCCAACTGCTCCTCGATCTTGCGACGGTACGCAAAGGCCAAGTGCTCCGAGATGTGGGCCTGCATGGCAGCCATCATCTGCTGCGCCATGGGGTTCTGGCCGATCTGCTGGGCGATCATGGGGTCTTGCAGGAACGTCGTGTGGGCAGCGATGTGGGCGTCTTGGTCTTGGTAGATGAACGCCTTGACCGGCTGCCCCTTGAGGATGGCCATGTTCTCGCTGATGGGGTCCTTTGGCGTCTGGTCGTCCGTGGTGGGCACCAGCTTGGCCGCGTTTTTGATGCCGATCACCTCCAGCATCTGGCGGTGCAGCAGCGGCAAGTCGTAAATCTGGGGCGCGCGGCTGGCCAGCTCCAGCGCCGCTTGGTACTGCACGATCCGCTGCGCCATGGTGGCACTGTTGGGGTCGCTGACCGGGATGACCTCGACGCGGGCGTAGTCGTCTTTCTTGGCCTGCGGTGTTGCGCTCTCGGGGTCGTACTCGTAGTCGTCTGGTGCGTGGTCGCGGATGATGGCGGCCAGCAGCTTGAACTCCTGCTTCATCGAGAAGTGCACCCGGGCCTGCACCGCCGACATGGGCTTGAGCGTGCGCTCCAGCAGGGCCAGCGTGGTGCCGACCGGCGCCTGAGCACTCATGTCCGAGATGTCCATGTCCGAGATGGCCCCCAGCCGGCGCCCCTCATCGGTGATCTGCTGCAGCAGAGACAGCAGGGTCTGCGACGGCTCTTTATAAGGCAAAGGCATTACGTTGTCACGCAAGCTGCCGCTGGCCACGTCGACGTCACGGAACTCGCCCGGGCTGATGGGGGTGTTGTCCCCCTTGATGCGCAGGCCCCGGGTCTTCAGCCCGCCGGGCAGGTTGGACAGCGTGCCGGCGTCGACCAACTGACGGATGATGGAGGTGCCCGCACGGGCGTAGCCGCCGATGATGTGGATCAGGCCCAGCCCGTAGAACCCAAACCCGGGGATGTACACGTAGTGCACGAAGTGCTGGCGCTTGAGGCGTTTGGGGTCGTCCTGCAGCCAGTTGCGGCGCAGCGCCAGCACCTTGTCCGTACCTTTGTCGACGGTCAGCACGTAGGGGGAGGGCAGCTCGACGTCGTTCTCGACCCACTTCAGCGGGTCTTCCTCGATGTGCATGTCCACGTGAATCTCGTAGACGTGATACCGGTCGTCGCTGGTGACGTTGGCGGTCGACCCCTCCAGCTCGGCCTTCTTCTTGTCGACGTCGGTCTGGAAAAGTGAGGGCTCCCCGAGGTCGACGTCCTTGCAGTAGAACCCCGACGCCTGCAGCTGGGCAATGTCGTTCTTGGTGCGCCGCATGATGTGGGTCACGCGCGGTGCGGTCTCCAGCTCCGACGCCCCATACGGCACGATGACGTCCTCGGCCGGCACAAACAGCGACACCTGCCGGCCGCGCTGCGGGTCGAAGTACACCTTCTTGAAGGCCGAACCCGACAGGCCGAGGGAGTACAACATGCGCTCGTGCTCCGGCCGGAACTCCACCATGCGCTCGGTCAGCTGGTAGTTCATGTCGGTGCGTACGCGCTCGGCCGCCTGCTCCTTCATCTTGTCGATGGCGCCGATGATCTGGGTCTTGACCGGGCCTGAGGCCGGGAACGTCTCCATGATCGACTCGGCTTGGAACCGAACTGCGGCCTCAGTCAGCACCGGGGAGTACACCCCGCAGGCGCCATCCCACGGCTCGGTGCGCTCCTCGTACTTCAGGCCCAGCACGTCCAGACCCTTGACAAAGGTCTCCATCCACTCCTTGCGCGACTGCATGTCGGCGTTCACCAGCTCCAGCTGGTCCGAAGCGATTGTGCTGAGTACAGACTCGTCGAGGTGCTCCGCGAGGTTCACATCAAAGTCCGACAGCTCCTTGGCCGGCTCGGACCCGGGGTTCAGCGTGATCTCCACGCTCCCGTCAGCGTTCTCCACGATGTCCGGCAGCACCACCTCAAGGGTCTCGATGCCTTCAACGGCGACGTCGCCGGCGGCGGGGAGTGACTTGTCAATCATTTTGTGCCTCAGTAGTAAGCCGCCCGACGGCGGAAGGCAGGCTCAGCGTCTTTCTCGTCTGACGGCAGCCGGATGAACCCGCCGGTGCGAAACCGTGTGATGGCGCACGATGTGCAGTCCACCAAGTCGTCGCCGTCCCCAAAAGGAAAGGCCGCCACCTGCTCCACGACCTCTTCCGCCCAATTACGCCCGGCAGGGTACCACACAAGACCCGATCTGAAAATATCTGCGACGGCGTTCATCCGGGCAAATTTGTCGCCCGACCCCCGGTGCGGGGTGAACTCCTGCACCAGAATCCCCATGCGCCGCAGCTCTTGGAACAGCGGCGTGCCACTGGACTTCTTCTCCACGATGAACGCATCCGGCTCCCACTCCTTGTACTCGGTCAGGGCCATCTCCTTGAGCTCGGGGAACTCCACCCGCTTGTTGATGGCGTTGAGCAGGATGATCTGCGGGGCCCCGTCCATGATCTTGTCGTCGGTAAAGACACCCCATGTCGTGATGGCCGAATGGTCCGCCCGGTTGTTGGTCTCGGCCGCCGCGTCCAGCGACATGATGATGTACGAGCACGGCGGTGGCTCGTCCTCCAGCCACTGCTTCCACCACTCCCGCTTGATGAGCGCTCCCTCCTCGGAGGTCGGCTCCTGCATGTACTGCGCCGCCCAGAACTGGGGGTACATGGACGCCTTTTTGGCCTCCAGCTCGGCCACCGACCACACCTCGGGCCACAAGGACTTGCCAGAGGGGAGGAGAGCAGGGAATCTAACTTCTTCCCACTGCGGACTGAGCGGGTTGTTGCGCGCCCACTCCAGCGCGCGGCCGATCGGGTCCCGGGCTCCCCAGCGAGTCCCGATCATCACTATTCTCCCCCCGGGCATCAAGCGCTGCAGCGGGCCCACCTGCATGTAGGTCCACGCCGCGTCGAAGTTCACCTCCGGGTTTGACTCCACGGATTTCTCCGACACAAGGTCGTCCGCCAGCAGCAGGTGAGCGCCATGCCCGGCCACGTTGGCCCCGACGCCGACAGCCAGATACTTGCCCCCCGCCGTGGTCGTCCAGTCGCCGGCCGCCGACTTGTCCTTGGACACCTTGGTTCCCGGGAATATCTTCTGGTAAACAGGCGAGTCGAGCAAGTTGCGCACGGAGCGCCCGAAGGAGTCGGACAGCGCAGCGGTGTGCGTGACCATCATGATGTGATGCGACGGGTTGTGCCCCAGATACCACGCCACAAACAGAAACGAAGTGGTCACTGACTTGCCAAAGCGCGGAGCCATGGAGATGGACATCCGCAGAATCTCGCCGTCGCGCACCTTCACCAGCTTGGGCGCCAGATACCGGTGGTGGGGCCCTTCTTTCCAGTCCGGGTACACCGCCGCGCAAAATGACAGGAAGTCGTCACGCTGCTGTTGCAGCAGCAAGCGCTCCTCATAGGCCTCCATGTCCCGAAGCAGGGCCTTCTGCTCCTGCGGGTCCAGCAGGTGCAGTTTGCTTGTCAGCTCGGCAAGCGTCTCAGGCGTCAGGGCGGTTGGGATTGCGGGGGTCAACACTGTGAAACTCTACACGGCCGAGGGCCCAGAGGGCTGCGATCAGCAGAATCACCACCCACGTCACGGCGCCGGTGAAAACGAGGACGCCAGTCAGGAAACTCATTTTTTGCCCTTCTTTTTTGTGATCCGACGTTCAAACTCGGCCATCAAGCGCTGGGAAATGCTCTGGATGGCGTACGCCTCAAACTCCGCGCTGGGGGAGTTCTCCCCGATCCGCGCCGCAAACTCTTGCCAGATGTGCACCGCCTCGTGCACCAACAGGCCCGCGACCTCAACACCCCTGCGGCCAGAGCAGTCCCCGAGGCAGACAACGCAGCACAGATCGCCCTTCTGATTCTCAAAGTGATGCGCTGTGGCGTGGGCATGTGACGTCTGCAAGAATGCCGGCGGCGTGATCTTCGGGCTCATGCGCCGCAGCTCGGTGTGAAACTCTTTCTCGGTCAGGCAAAGCGTCACGTAAGGCCCGACGATCAAATCCCGGTACAGCCACTGAGGGCGGTCACTCATCGTCAACCTCCGGTTTGGCCATCTCCTCGGCGTCGAGGACCAGCGGGTCTTTGGTTTCCTTGGGGGTCACGTCCTGCAGGCGGCCGGCGATCTTCTGCAGCTTCTCGATCTTGGCGCGGATGCGCTCCTCCAGCTCGGTGTCGGGGACTTCTTCCTTCTTGGTCACTTCGACCTTGGTGGTGAACAGCCCCACCTCGGTGACTTTGCCCAGCATCTCCAGCGCGCGCAAGCGCACTTTGGCGTCGACGTGGTCTACGTGCTCGACCAGCTTTGTCACCACCAGTCCGCGCAGCTCTTTGGCCTGATGCACGAACTCCCAGTCGTAGGCGGTCAGCATGGTCTGCAGGTGGGCGTACGCCGACTGCGACTTCACCTCAAGAAGCGCCTGCTTCTGTTCGTTTGTGGGGGCGGCCGTGGCCACGGCCTTGAACGCCTTTCGCGCGGCGTCGCGCTGCAGGTCCTGCTCGATGTCCTCGTCGTCCGGCACGCCCATCTCCTTGAGCCAAGCGTCGGTCTCGGCTTGCGCCAGCGCCAAGCGCTGGGGCGTGGCCTTCTCTACCGGCAGGAAACTGGCGGGGGTCTCAGTGACTTCGAGCAGATGATCGAGCATCGTTGAAAAAACCCCCGCCGAAGCGGGGTAATTAGGAGAAGTGAGCGGCGCTGCAAAGCGCCGGCGCCAGAGTACCACGGGGTTTTCGTCGCTGTCAAGGGGTGGGTACGGAGTTAAAAATTTTACAAAATTTCATTGGGGTGGTGCCAATGTTCAAAACTTTACATTTTTCTGTTTGCGTGGTGCCGAAGTTCTAATTTTTAACATTTGTGGTCGGAATTGGTGTGAACTAAATTTTTATTTTTTAACATTTGTGGTCGGAATTGGTGTGAAATAGTATTAATACCACGCCCCTCCACACTTCACCACAAACCGGCCCCGCCCGTACCGTACCCTCTCAAGACTGCCCAAAAAGGGTAAAGACCCCCACTTCCATACAATAGAGACAGCGGTTAGGGATTGGCCCTTGCTGCTACTGCCAGCACGTTCGCTGGCTTTTTCTTTTGGAGAATCACGTGAGGAGTATCCCTTCCACTGCTGAGCAGTACCGCATCCGCGCACACCGTGAAAAGCAGTGCGCACGCGAAGTGCGTGCGCTAGCTTTCGAGCTGGTTATTGGCCACGTCCACCCCGGAAACCTCGGGGCTCTCCCGCCGGCGCCGCGCGTGCTGGAAGCCAAGGCCTTTAGCCTCGGTATCCTCACCTTCAAAGATGTGCGCTCTCTGGCATTCGAGTAACACCCGCCAGACGCCAGCCTGAGCCCCTCGCGCGAGGGGCTTGGGGTGTCGTTCTGTCAATCGGCAGACCACCACGTTCAGGGACAACTGTCCCTGAACTTTCTTTTGGAGAATCAAATGCCCGCTTACCTATTCCGCTACTTCCTTGCCGTTGACCTCGCCAATGCGGTGTTGGCCGATGACGTTCGGTTGGCCGCAGACATTCTCTTGCACGCCAGCCGCGTGGCGTTGTTCGAGCGCCACCGGGCGCGCATGGCGCATCTCACCCGCAGCATCCCCGCCTAACCCGCCAGACGCCAGCCTGATGCCCACTCGCGTGGGCATTGGGGTGTCGCTCTGTCAATCGGCAGACCACCACGTTCAGGGACAACTGTCCCTGAACTTTCTTTTGGAGAATCACATGGCTACCAATCACAGCAACACCTTCAAGGCTATCAATGCTTTCTTCGGTGCGCTCGACAAGACGCAGACGTTGGCGCAAGCCGTGCTCGCAGCGGCCAAGGCCGACGGGCTCAAGACGTGGGAGAGCATTTACCCGCTGGCAGTTCGAGCGGCAGGCAAGCATTACGGCGTAGCCGTGGCTATTGCCGAGGGCGGTCGCAGCGCGGGCAAGCCCCAACTGGATCAGGACAGCCCGAAGTATGAGACGGCCAAGAAGGCTGTCAGCCGACTGCGTGAGGCGTGCGTGGGCACGAACGAAGCCAAGGGCGCCAGCAAGGTTGACCCGGTGGCTCAGCTGGTCGCCAAGTACGGCAAGCTGACGGCGGCGCAGCAGCGTCGATTCATGCGCGAAATCGCTGAATAACGGCGAAGTTCAGGGACACACGTCCCTGAGATTGATGCGCTTTTGGCATCAATGCGAATCCGGGGGTGCGAGGGAGGCTTGCCACGTCTCTGATGTGTTTTAACCTCTTTCGTGCTCACGCACACCATCTTCGGCCCCGTGAAGCGGGGTTTTAACCTCTTTGTCGCCCCGGACGCCGGAGGCGTCACCTAAAACTCAGGGACACATGTCCCTCAAGGAACTTTTATGTCACGACACACCTACTACCCACCGCTGCCGCGCCGTCAAGGCGGCGTGCTCCGCGCCTTCTGGCGGGGCTTTCGCCAACCCCCAGGGTCTACCGCCCGCTTCGCGGACAAGCGCCTTCAGCGGGCCTTTAATCGCGGCTTCGGCCTGCGGCTTCTGATCTGGGGTTGACCCCGCTGACGCCAGCCTGATGCCCACGCGCGTGGGCATTGGAGTGTCGTTGCACCTTCGTGCACCACTGTTCGGGGACACCTGTCCCTGAGTTTCAAGGAGCTACCATGCAATTCAAGAAAACCGGCATGATCCCTTTCATGCACATCGCGCGGCCTGCGGCGCGTTCGCACCTCTGCCTTCGGGAAGCAGGCCTGCCGTGGCTGGTTGCCGTGACCAACAACGGGTTCAACTACACCTACGCGTACAAGCCCGAGGTCCGCGTGGTGAAGCGCAGGAGCGCCGGCCTTGCGGCCGCAAGGAGCGCAGCATGAGCGCCGGGAGCACCACGAAGTGGGGCGGGATCGGCACGCGGCGCGTGCCCACTTTCTCCCCCATCCGGTTCGAGCTCATCAAGCGTGGGCATCTGAGGCCGGCGCCTCCCCCTGTCGGGGGGCCTGACCCGAGGGTAGCCCGTGCCATGGCGATCCTCGCCGCCGCTGCGCGGCGCGCATAGCAAGAAGTGTGCCAGACCCCCGGTTAAGACGCCATCTTTACATAACTTTACACTACTAGCGTTTGTCCGGGGGTCTTACCCTTCCTGTTTTCGCCTCACGCTCCTAAAGCGTTGATTTATATAGGGCTGTCCACCTCCCCAAAAAACGCATTTATCTTTATCTTTATATCATGTATATATATAAGTATCTATTAGTGGACACTCTCTTTTCTTTTTTCTCTCTTTTTCCTCCGGACTATAGTAATTTCCGGACCCCCCTGTTGCTTGATGTCAGTCCGCCGCCAGCCCGCATTTTTCCTTGTTGTTTGTTGTCCACCACAAATGGACATATGTCCACTTGCTTAAAATCAGGATGTCAGCCCGGCCATTTTTTGTGTTAATATGATGACCTATGCCATACCATTACTCCAGTTGGGACCGCGTCACCCCACAAAATCTCGCCTACTGGCGACGCATTTTCACTCAGCGCTTGCACAGCGCACGCCGCACTGAGCCCCCAAACCCTGCGCGAATTTTGGCGTGGGAACTGGCAGTTGCACGGGTCGACGTGCTCCTCGCCGCTGAAAATCCTGCCCCCATGGATGGGCGCCAAGCGATCGCTCTGCTGGAGCGTGCCCAAACTCTGGCTGGGTTCACCCCCTACGCTGAGCGCGCAGCCCGCCGTGCGGCCGGCCTGAAGTCCCATGACGCCCCGAAGGGAACGGTCATAGATGAGAACTCAGGGACATATGTCCCCGAACTCAGGCGCTGTTTCAGATGCAAGGGGGAGCACCCCCGCGACGCCTTTCTGGTCTTCCCCACGCCAGCACAGCGGGCCCTGTACCGTATCGAGCCGGACTCTCCCCGCAAGGTGCCCCACAAACTCTGCCCGGCCTGCCGTGCCCACCTCCATACGCTCAACCAAGCCCGTGAGGAGCGCGCCCAACAACGCGCGGCCCGACGCCAACGCCGCACCACAGCCACCTGCAGCAAATGCCAGCAACATCTTCCCATGAGTATGTTCAGGCACAGGAAGACCCCCAATGACCCGTGGCAGTACCGCAACACCTGTGCCCACTGCCAGAAGAACGCACCGCAGACACCCAACCCCACGCCCGACTTGGGCATACCCCCAAACCCAACTGATTCCAGTTGGCTGGACAACTTCTGAGGAACGCCATGACTGAGAAATCCTGCCGAGGTTGCAAGAACCTCTGCCTGCTCGACGAGGCATATTGTATGTGGCAGTTGGCCAAAGCCGCCTATGAGGCGGCGCAAAGCGCCGACGAGGCCCGAGGAGAACCCAATGGACATTGAGACCGTGGACGAGTACGTGAAGAAGTATGTCGAATCTCCGCACGGAAACGACAAGGAAGAGTTTGCCATGGCGGCGCTTGCGATAAGGCTGTGGGAAGAAGAAACCGGGCAAGAGTACTTCCCTCCTGAAACCCGGAAAGACAAAGAAAGGAAAGCCCAATGAGCCTATTCAAAGGACGCCGGGGGCCGCCAGCCCCGGAGCACAACGCCCACCTGTTGAGTGCCGAGGATCAGGAGCGGGACCGCATCAAGCGCCGTGCGCGTGAGGCACAGTTGCGCGACTACAAGTACCGCACCGAGCATTGGGAGCGCCTCGTGCTCACGCCCCTCTCGCGCGAGATCAACACCTGCAAAGTGCTGGCGCACCAGTACAAGCACGGCACCCACAAGACCGAGGTCAACCCCGCAGCGGCAGAGTTCTGGACTGCCTACACCCAGCTGTGCCGGCGCATCCGCAAGAAACTGCAGCTCATGGCAGGCGCAGCCAAAGCGCCCGAGCCCGACGCAAACTGGGGGACATATGTCCCCGAAGCCATTAAGACGAAGGTCCTGCTCACCTATGCGGAGCGCGTACCCCCCAAGCCGGGGCAACGTCGCAAGGAGTTGTTCGGGGCAACAGCCACAGGGCCTGAGCCCACCGTCGCGCAGCTACGCGTACGCAGTGCAGCCAGCAAGCGCCTCAAGGACATGCAGGCGCGGCTCGAAGAGCGCATCGCGCTGGACGGGCCCAACCTGCCCAAATCCTACCTTGCCAAACTTCGTCTCGAACTGCACTGCATCGAGCAGGCGCGCATCGCCCTGCAGAACAGACCGTTGTTCAAACCCACACCCCGCAGATGGGAGCACCTGCTCAGCGCAGAGCTGCGGGCGCAGCGACGCGAGGCTACCAACCCCGACGGGCTCGTGCTCAAGCCCAGTGCACCCGAGTGGTGGGAGGACAGACTGCGGGGTGAGGTGCCGCTGGAGCCGGAGAGCCGCGAAGCGGCAGACGAAGGAGAGAGTGATGGATGAGCAGACCGTGGACGAGTACTTTGCCAAATGGAAAGCCCTATACCGCTTCGGCGGTAACTGCGCGGAAGAACAGGATGCGTGGGACCTTTACTGTTTGGCGAAGAAGGCATACGAAGCCAAGCATGAAAACCTTTCAGGAGCCATTGATGGACAAGCAGACGCTTGACGCGTTCAGAGAACGCCGGAGTGACGCCTACTGGGCTTGGGTAAATGGCGACGAAGCCGGCGGTTTGTTGGAAGCTGCGTACTACGAAGCCAAACGCATGCACGAGTTGGCACAAGACACCTATCAGGCGGCGCAGGATGCCGGGGCCGAGACCCGGAGGGACGAGTGATGGACAAGCAGACGCTTGACGCCTACCGGCAGCGCAGATGGGACGCCTATGCCGCGTGGTATGCAGCCGACGACCCCGTGCCGGTGAAGATGTGGTTGTGGGACGCATATGTGGATGCCAAACGCATGCACGAGTTGGCACAAGACACCTATGACGCCGCGCAGCGGCAGGAGCAAGACCATGGACATAGAAACAGTTGACGAGTACCGGGCGAAGTGGCACCACGCTTATGACACCGGCACTGAAGCAGAGACTCAGGAAGCGTACGCGTTATATGTAATGGCAGCAAAAGCCTATCAGGCAGCGACAGGGAGAAGGTATCAGAGCCCTGATCTTCGCATCTTCGGAGACCCCCAATGACACCTGAAAGCTACGACGAGCGCATCCGCAAGCGCAAGGCTGCGCCGATCCATACCTACTGGCGCAGTATCGAGGTGAGTGCCATGCTGACCAAGACCAAGGCACGGACGAGCCCGGCATACCAGACGTGGCTGCGCGTGGACGCGCTTCTGATCGAGATGGCACAGCATCAGCCTGCCATTACCGGCAACGAGTTCCTCGGAGTGCTCAACGCGGCGTGTCGTGAGACGGGATGGGACCGCACCAAACGCGGCAGGCGCATGAGCGACAACGACAGCCGATCGCTTGGCTGGCACACCATCCTGCGTGGGATCAGCACAGCCTTGTCCAACGTCGAGCCACCCCTGCGCAGGCTACGCTTGAACTTCGGCGCGCGGCCGCGCGAGTTGCTGGAAACCCCGCTTGACACGTTGCTCGCAAGGGCTAAGGATGTGGGGGATACCTCTGCCGTGGCGGCCTTTGAGCGTGGGGACTGGATAGCCGAGCACGACTACCTGCAGGCCAAGCGCCTGCTGCTGCGCGCTGCGCAGGATCGTGTGAAAGAGGGAACGGTCATGAGAAAGACCCCGCCGGCATCGCTGCACTGGACGGCGCTGCTCACGCAAAAAGAAAAGAACTCGCTGCGCAACCTGCACGCAGCAGTACCTTGGGGAGAACGGGATGCAGGGTTGTGGTGGGACTGACAACAGTTCAGGGACATATTGGTGGTGTTTAGTGTGTTGGTGTCAGGTCTGTTTTCTTGCATGGGGCTGTTGGCCCTGCTGGTTGCGCTCGGAGAGCGCGATGACAAAGTTATGGCGGCACTCGCCGCTGTGTTCGGGGCCCTGTGCCTCATTGTTGCGGCCATGGCCGCGTTTTAAGGAGAAGTGATGAAACGAATCGTAGTGGTCCAATCCGGGTGGGTGTTTGTTGGCGCCTACTCTGCGTCCAAGACGCATATTACACTTGACGATGCCAAGTGCATTCGAGTGTGGGGCACCGAGCACGGCCTTGGCCAGCTAGCCATTGCTGGTCCGCAGAAAGCAACAGTGTTGGACCCCGCCGGTCGGGTTGAAGCGCCTGTCAGCGCCGTGCTCCTGACTCTTGAGTGCAACGAAAAGGTCTGGGCGTGAAAACCAACGGCTACGGCAACGGCAACGGCGACGGCTACGGCTACGGCGACGGCTACGGCAACGGCAACGGCTACGGCTACGGCAACGGCAACGGCGACGGCTACGGCGACGGCAACGGCGACGGCAACGGCGACGGCGACGGCTACGGCTACGGCGACGGCTACGGCTACGGCTACGGCTACGGCAACGGCAACGGTTACGGCTACGGCAACGGCAACGGCAACGGTTACGGCTACGGCAACGGATGCCCGCCGCATGCGGCGGGCGTGCACGTTCAAATTCAGAACGAAGACCGCGAGGGCTTCATATTTGCAACAGCGGCAGAGCCGCATTTTTAAGGAGAAGTGAGATGAAACTACTATCCCTGTGGCGCCGCGTCACGCGGCGCTTGACACCCCAAGAGGTAGCGACCAGCGAGCTGGCCGATGCCGAGATGGCGCTCTACGACGCACGCAACCGTGCCGAGTGGGCAGAGCACGAGGTCCAGTACTTCGAGAAGCGCATCGCGCGATTGGAAGCCTTTCTGGCTGAGGAGAAGAAGCAATGAAGCACCCTGTGTACCAAGCCGGCCTGTGGCTGGTGTCCAAGTACCGCACTCGTGCGGCCGAGTCTGGCTACTACGTAGCCGCATGTGCCCTGCGCAAGCAGGGTGTCCCGTTGCCGCTCGCGCGGTTGATTCTGTTGGGGGTCCGATGAGGATGTCTAAAACACCTTTCTGTCTAGCGACATACGTCACTAGCGTTGCTGGCCTTGCTGCGTCCGCTATCGCGGACAACTGGCTGGCCTTTGCGGGCTTCGGCCTTGCGTTGCTGCTGGCGTGGATGCTGGAGTTGACAGGCAGTGCCGCTGCCAAGTTGGTCATCATGAACGCGCAGCTAAAGGTGCTGCTGCTGCAAGCGAAGCCCTTTCTGCAGCTGGCTGAGGAAGTGATTGAAAAGGAGAAACGAGTATGAAGATCAAGACAAGCGAGTTGACCGGCGCTGCGCTGGATTGGGCGGTGGCGCGGTGTGAGGGGTTGAAGTACACCACCCGCAACGACGTACGGTTCGAGCCGCGTCAGGTGTACGCGGGCGACTGGAGCCCTTCCATCGACTGGTCCCAAGCCGGCCCGATCATTGACCGGGAGGAAATTGGCATCAGGCGCAACGCGCCCTGCACGGACGGACGCCAGTGGGAAGCCAGCCCAAGCATCACTGCCAAGGGAGCAGGCGGCAGGTGGTGTTACGGACCCACGCCCCTCATCGCGGCGATGCGCTGCTACGTGGCCAGCAAGCTGGGCGACGAGGTCGACATTCCGGAGGAACTCAAATGAAATACCACGAACTCAGCGACCACGCCAAGGAGCGCGTGCGGCAGCTTCTGGAGCCGCCTACGGGCTGGTGGTGGGAGGAGGTCTACGAGCAAGCCAAGGCAGAGGGCGCTACCAAGGGGTTCCGCATCGACGACATCAGCTTCAGTGGTTTCTGGTCACAGGGTGACGGGGCTTCGTGGACTGGTGCGGTGCGCTTGCGTGATTGGGTACCCGACAACCCCGAGGACATGGAGCAACGCATCGTGCGTGAGCTGGTGCGCAACGAAGAGATCAACCTTCTGGCCAACGTCTACACGCGAGGGCATGGGGTTCATGAAAGCACGATGAAGCTGGACTGGAACCCCGAGGTGTACGACGAGCAACAGGTGCTTCGAGAAGGCCCGCTTGCGGGCGCAACCATAGCGGACCTGTTGGTTCCGTTCCCTCGACTGCTCTTCGATCTCGAAGCGGCCATGCTTGAGTCGGCGCGTGATTTTGCGCGTGAGATTTATGACCAGCTTGAACAGGAGTACGAGTACGAGACCAGCGACGAGTACATCGCAGAACTCTGCGAGGCGAACGAGTATGAGTTTAATGAAGACGGCAACTGGGCGTAAGCCCGAAAGGAGAAAGTAATGTTCGGATGTAACGCAATACGACACTGCGTGTTCCCCCACTCATGGGAGCAGGCAGACAAACTGTTCGAGAAACCCGCACCTCGGGGTGCGGCGTGGCGAGACTACCAACGCCCGCTGTACAACAACAGATCGTGGCACTACCGCGTTGAGCGCGGGGACGACGGGGCCTACTACGACCTCTGTCTGTACCATACCTCGATGATCCGCTACCACAAGCCCTATGGGGACGGCACGCATCGCGTCGAGGTGCGCGGGTACAACAGCACAGCCTCGTGGGAGTTTCTCTGGCGCAACGGGTTCTCGCGCATCACCACGCTCGGCACGCGGCTGCTGCCTCTATCCTGCAACCCCAAGAAGGGGTTGTTCTCGGCATCGCTCCTCTATGAGGGGCCCGAGGTCCTGTTTGAGGACTCCTACCACGACCCGGCATTCACGCGCTACAGCACCAAGGAGGACAAGGAGAAGCGTGCCGAGCTGCTGGCGATGCACGAGGTGAACCTCAATCTGGCCTGTGTGAATTTGTCGGATCGGGTCGCGGAAGATGTTGTAGATTACACCGGGTGGCGACGCCAGAAACTTTTTCTGGGCATCGATTACTGGATACCCGGCATAAGCCCCGCGCTCCCTTACGGCTCTCACGTGTGCTACGCAGCGTTTGACTTCGACGCGTTTCTCGTTTTTGCAACCGCAGTCCACGACAGGTACTGGCAGTTGTACGAGACCAAGCCCGACACGCCGAAGCTGCGTAAGCTGCTGGAGTCTTTCATTGTGCGCCGTGCTGGCCTTGACGTCGGCACCGGCCTGCGTGAGCTGCCCCAGTTCCCCACCACCCTGCCGCGCTACGAGCGGCTTGCCTTCTGAGGGACGTTTGTCCCTGAATTTCCCCGCCCCGTCAGGGGCTTGTCCTGTAAAGATTTTGACATATAATGTGTCAGACCGTCGCCGGTGCGGTACACCGGCATCTCAATCGGAGAAGTGAACTATGAACGGCTACCTTTCTTTCAATCAAATCGCCAACCTCATCATGGCTGTCGGCGCCAAGCGCACCGTCATTGTCGAAGGTCCATTCGGCATCGGCAAGACCGCCATCGAGTCTGCCATGCGCCGCGCGGCGCAGAACCCCACCCACCCGCTGCACAACCACATCTTCACCGGTGTGCTGGACTGCACGCAGCTGTCGGACGGCTCCATCTGGATGCCGGACATTGACAAGGAGATGGGCGTCAGCCGCGAGCTGCCCAACGAGCGCTTCGGTGTGCACCGCCAGAACCAGAAGGGGGTGAACGGTTCGCGGCCTGTCATCATCATGGCTGACGAAATCGCCAAGGCTCCGCAGTACGTCAAGAACATGCTGGCCCCCATCATGTACGAGCGGCGCGTGGGCAACTACCACCTGCCCGAGGGGTCCATCGTGTTCGGCGCTACTAACATGGCCATCGAGGGTCTGGGCGACAGCATCCAGCCGCACCTGCGCAACCGGATCATCACGGTCAAGATGCGCCCGCCCACCATGGAGGAGTGGGTCAACAACTTCGCGGTGCCCAACGGTCTGTCGGAGGAACTCATTGCAGCGGCGCACACCTTCCCGCAGATTTTCGACAGCTTCATCGACTACCACGACGGCGGCAAGTACGCCGGCAAGGACCTGTCCAAGTCCAATGCGTTCATCTACAACCCCAAGCTGATGGGCGCTGCCTGCGTCACGCCGCGTTCGCTGCATGCGGCATCGGACCTCATGATCGAAGCCAAGGAGCACAACCTCGACGATGACACCCTGCAGGCCGGCCTCGCTGGCACCGTGGGCGAGCCGTTCGCCAAGGAGATGCTGAGCTTCATCCGCTTCGGTCGTGAGATTCCTTCGTTCGAGGAAATTGTGGCCAAGCCGCTGCAGACTGCCGTGCCGGACAACCCGACCGCGCAGATCGTGCAGGTGTTCCAGTTCATCGCCCGTGTGCAGGACACCACGCAAGCCGACGCCGTCGTGCAGTATGTGCAACGCATGCAGTCCGAGATGCAGGCCCTGTTCGCCCGCACGGTCTCGCAGACCAGCGGCGCTGCCAGCAACTTCGCCAAGGTCAAGGCGTTCGGCACGCTGCTCAAGGACTGCGTGGAGTTGTTCTAAGTAACCCCGCCCCGGCGGTGCCGGGGCTGAAAGGAAATATGTATGGGATACCGAAGCGACGTTGCGTACGTCATCAAGTTCAAGGAGCCGGAGCATCGAGAAGCGTTCATCAATCTCGTCAAGGTAGGAGATGACGAAGAGAAAAAGAAAGCGCTGGCAGAGTGCTCCTTGGCTTTTGGCCCGGAGTTCATCACGGCGCGGTTCCACGACGTCAAGTGGTATGAGTCGTACCCTGACGTGCAGGCGCACTACCGTCTGATGCGAGAAGCGACCGAGTTGTTCGAGGCATGCTACCGACTGAAGGCGCTTGGAGAAGACGGCGCCGAAGATGGCGAGTACGAAATCGACGCGGAGTGGGCTGACGAACTGTACGACCTTGTCGATACGCGGCACGAATTAGTGGTTGGTTTTTAACTAGGAGTCCTGATGGATGTGGAAGCGGTTCGTGCGATCGTTGTGAATGCCATTCCGCCGATCGTTTATGTTTATTTTGATTTGCGCCTTCGGTGGCGCAGTGGGAGTTTTCTATGACATGGGAAAGAATGAGCGCGGAGACGCGCATCAAGGCGGTACACGTTGACTTCATGAAGCATCCCGAGTTCGCGCTTCTGTCTGGCGTGACCATGGTGGGCAAAGTGTTCGTCAAGGACGACATGCCGACGGCCGGCACCAACGGCCGGGATGTGTACTACGGGCGCGAGTTCGTGATGGGGCACAACCGCAAGCAGATTCGATACCTCGTGGCGCACGAGAACCTGCATAAGGCCCTGCGTCACTGTGTCGAGTACAAGCCTGTGGTGGACAAGTACGGCAT